GTTGGTCTTGGTATAAACTCTGACGTTCAAACTGAACTTAACTATGTTGCAGAACGAGCGTCACATCTTGCAACGTCTATGATGTCAATGGGTGCTGTTGTTATTGATGACAATGGTATCTATGAAGTCCTAGATAACAATTAATAGGAGGTATTGAAATGGCTTATAGTGCTAGTGGATTATCTCGATTAGCTGGTTCATCAAATATGAATCTGTGGAGTTATGTAACCACAGATGCTATTGCAACTATAAATACTGAAGGGTATTTTAATAGTGCCGCAAATATGCTTGCTATTAGAGATGTTATAATTGTTGCTGATACAAACACTCCTACGACAAACTTTGTAACTGTTTTGTCAAATACTGGGACTGTAGTAGATGTATCTAATGGTACAGCTATTGTTGAAACAGACGGCGACTAATGACTTCAACTGCGGCAGATAGTGCAATAGATATTTCGAGTCGTGCTCTTATCTTGATAGGAGCTGAACCGATAACTTCTTTTACTGATGGTACAACAGAATCATTAGTAGCTGGAAGTCTCTATGAAGATATCTGCCGTAGTGCTTTATCGAATACACGTTGGAGGTTTGCAACAAATCAAGCTGTTCTTAACAGATTGACAGATGCTCCAACTGGTCGATATGATTTTGCATATCAACTCCCATCAGATACATTGCTAGTTCATGCTGTAACTGTGAATGATGGACAGATAAATTATCAGATATATGGTGACATGGTATATGCTGATACTTCAACACAAGATACTGTAATAGCTGACTTTACATTTCGAGCAACAGAAGAGAACTTTCCTAGTTATTTTACTATTGCTCTTGAGTATGGTTTAGCTTCTGCATTTGCTACATCGATTGCTAGAGATGCTCAGTTAATGCAGTTGATGTCTACAATGGCAGACCGAGCAATGTTAAAAGCAAGAAACATTGACTCACAACAACAAACAACAAGGACTATACCTCAAACAAGATTTAGTGCTTTTAGGAGAAGCTAATGCAAAAAGCAAAAGTAGCTCTAACTAACTTTCAGTTTGGTGAAGTAAGTCCCAGCTTGATATCAAGAACAGACACAAGGGTATACAATAACTCAGCTCAAAAGATTGAGAACTTCTTTCTTCGAGCAGAAGGTGGAGTTATTAAACGTGCTGGTCTTTCCAAGATATATGAGTTTGATACATCTATAGATACAGCTAAAGTCCAGCAACATAGGCTGGTTCCATTTATATTTTCTGATGATGAACGCTATATTGTTTCTCTGGAGCATCAAAAGATAAGAGTGTTTTCAATAGATACCAGTAACAATGTTACGCTTGCAACTACACTTACAGCAGATTCAAGCAGTGCTACCATACCTATAACCAATCTTAATATGCATGAAGTTACTTATGCTCAAGCTGGTGATGTTATGTTTATTGCTCATCAAACATTTATGGTGCGTAAACTTGTGCGTACTGGTCTTACATCATTTCAGATGGAGACAAAGACATTTGATACGCAGTCTGCTGGTGCAAAGATTTATCAACCATACTTTCAGTTTCAAGACTTGGGAGTTACTCTCGACCCATCAGCTAGTTCTGGTAATGGCATAACTCTTACAACAAGTGAAGCGTATTGGGATTTAACTGGTTCACAATCTGGTGGTAACTATGCAGACTCAAAACATGTTGGTCTTACAATTAAGTATCATGACCAAGAGATAACAATTACATCTGTACAGTCAGCAACCCAAGCAACAGGAAATGCTTTAGCTACTCTTAAGAAGAAACTTAAGGTTGATTCTTTTCGGACGGACAACGGCGTGGCTACAGTAGAGGTGACACTAGTCAATCACGGATTCTCCGCAAGTGATGCGTTTACAATAGCAAATGCAAATACAGTCGGTGGCATTTCTGCAAGTAATTTAAATGGAGCAAGAACTGTTGCTGAAGTAATTGATGATAATACTTTTACTTTTAATGCTGGTGGTAATGCGAATGATTCTGTAGCTGGTGGTGGTACTCCCTTCCTTGAAACTCATGCACCAGCTACGAACTGGTCTGAGCAATCTTACTCTGTATTAAGAGGATTCCCTGGAGCTGTTACTTTTCATCAGAATAGATTGTGGTATGCTGGGACTATATCTCAACCTGATGGATTATGGGCGAGTAAGTCGAATCAGTTTTTTAACTTTGATATTGGTGACGCAAGTGACAATGATTCTATTGATATTCGTGCGGCAATAGGAGAAGTAAATACAATCAAACATCTTGTATCGAATAGAGATTTGCAAGCGTTTACATCTACTGATGAATTTATTGTGCCAGCTTTTGTTGAAAAGCCTACAACCCCTACAAATGCTACAATAAAAAGACAAACACCTTTTGGTGCATCTTTTGTAAGACCTTATGTGTTTGATGGTGCAACTGTTTATATTCAGGGTTCTGGTGAAATAGTAAGAGAGATGCTGTTTGATGACGGACAGAACGCATATACTGGACAACCTATATCAAGCCTTGCTTCTCATCTAATACAAAACCCAATACAAGCCAGCACTCTTGCTGGTGGTATCGACCGAGCTGAAAGCTACTACTTTCTTGTAGATGCAAATGGAACTCTTGGTGTATTCAATTCAAATAGAGGTGAGCAACGATTTGGCTGGACGCAGTTTACAAGTCAAGGAACATTCCATTCTATTTGCACAGTTGATACAAGAGTGTATGCTGTAGTTAAGTTTGATAAAGGGGATGGTACAAATAAATATATTCTCTGTGAGTTTGACAGTAGCTTTAATACTGATATGGCTAAAACATATTCTGGCTCTAGCGGAGTCTTCGATGTCAGCTCTGATTTTGCTAACGGTGCAGTCCTCGATGTGGTCTCTGGCACTCATTATCTTGGTCAGTTTACTGTGGGTAGTGGGAACATCGATGTATCGGCTGTGGACAATAGTCTTTCATCAGTGGAAATAGGATTTAAGTTTGATGTTACTCTTACAACAAACCCAATAGATACTATGTCTCAATCAGGTCCAATGACTGGAGAACCAAGAAGTATGAACAAAGTTATATTAGATTTATCTAATACATTATCGGTATCTGTAAATAATAATAATCTTATTATTCGTCAGGTTACTGATGATTTAAGTTTGGCAAGAACAGCTGTTACTGGCAAAAAAGAATTTAGATTACTTGGATTTTCAAAAGACCCACAAGTAACAATTAGTCAGTCAGCTCCATTGTCATTACAAGTCAACTCATTGATAGCAGAGGTAACATTCTAATGGACCCATTTTCAATACTAGGTTTCGCTGGTTCTCTTTTAAGTGCAAGTGCAACTATTGCACAAGGGAAAGAACAAAAGCGACAGAAAGAAATGGAAGCGGCACAGCTTGAGCAAGAAAGATTCCAGCGTAAGATACAAACTATGGAAGCCCATAATGATATTCTTGACCAGTTAGATGAAGCAGAAGAAGTAAACGAAGCACAATTTGCATTTATGAATAGAGATGATGATAGGTCATTGAAAGCATTTAAGGATTCTCAAAAGTCATTAGCTAGTTCTGATATAAAGAGAATGGACTTTCAAGGTCTTGCACAAATGGAACAGCTACGACTTAGAAGACTTGGAGCTTTACGAGCTGGTGATGCCGCACTTAGAGCATCTCAGATGACAGCATTGAGTACAGTTGTTGGTGGAGCTGGTGATTTTTACAGAAGCATGTAGGTTATTATGGTTGCAAGATATAAAAGACAAGTAAGAAGTGGTGAGATAGGAGTCATCCGAGCTGACATGAGTGTCGCTAATTCTCTCGGTCAAATATCAGGTGCTGTAAATAAAATGTCTAATGAGGCATTTAAGATGGCGGCAGATAAAGCTGAAGAGCGTGGTCGTGATTATATTTCAAGCAAAAGTGATGATGAGTTATTCGGTATCGACCCTGAGACTGGTCAAGCAAAAAATGTAATGAGTGAGCTTCTAGCGAATTTACCAACTAAAGGATACGGCATGATAGCACAAGAAGCTATTAAGTCTGAAGCCTCCAAAAGATTTGGTATTATTCTTGAAACAAAGTTTCGTGAGCAAGGAGCAAATGCTCAAGCTAAGTTTCCACTCAATCCAGGCAAAGCAAGTGCAATGCTCGAGGAGTTTACAGATGAACTTGCATCGAAGTATGAAGGAAAATATAAGAATAAAATTCTTTCTTATGGAACTCAATTTACTTCTGGGGTTCGGAATACATTACTGATTAGACAAGCAAATAATCAAATATCTATCAGTTTGCAAAATGACCAAGTTATTACACAGAACTATTTAAACAATGAACGAAGCATTATGGAAACAGTCTCTGACCAAAAGACTGCTGACAAAATGATAGCTGAAGCTCTTAACCCAACTACTGATAAACTAAAGTCTCTTCATCAAACAAAAAATAATAGTAATACTTTTAGTGGTGGTAAAACGCGAAGTGCTAATCAATTTAAAGTACATCATGCATCAGAGCTAGGTATTGCAAGAATTAAATCAGTCATGAGGAAATACGCTCCTGAAGATTTAAAAGTTGTTATGAGGATGGCACAAGTAGCAAATGGTGCTGGTATAAATTCTATTGAAAACATAAAGGATGATGATAAAAAAATTATTGGGAAAATGATGAAGCACGTTGTTGCTGACCCAGAAGGTAGAAGTAATCTTTATTCATCTCTTAAAACTTTAATAGCAAATGAAAGTCAAATTCAAAGTTATGTAAATCAACAGAGCCGACTAAATCAAGCAGAAATAAGCAATGCTATAGAAGGAGAAGCCTTTGATAGAAAAATGGATTTGTTTGATTATGGCGAAGGTGGTTCTAAAAATGCAACGTTTGCGTCAGAGATTGCTTCTATTCCAACTCTTGAAGGAAAAATAGAGTATGGATTAACCGAGCTAGCAAAAATAAAAAAAGAAGCAAATACGATTATTGAAAAAGAAGTTGATGGTAAAACACAGAAAGCAAAGAAAACTATTCTTACTAATCCTGAGTTACGTCAAGTTGAAGGTCAAGTTAGGTCAATGATAGCTCAATCAGTATCTTCTGAGCTTATAAATTCTTTTACTAACAACAATCAACTCGACTCAGTAAAGCTAAGAGATATTGTGTCTGCAATGACTAATAACATAGCACAAGGAAAACCTTTTGATGTTGCTAAGATAAGAGGATATAAAGACTTTTCTCCTAAACAAAAAAAAGCAGTTGAAACTATTGTTCCTTCTCTAACAAAAGGAAGAGCAGTTGGAGCTGGAGGTCAGGAAATATCAGAGGGTGGTCAGACAAACCTTGCTTTAAGTACACGAAAAGCAATCGCCACTCATATAAAAGCTGAAATAAATAATGCAAATCAAATAGCTGGTGAGCTGGTTGCTCAAAGAAAAGCTGAAACATTTGCTAATAATGTTACTTCAGGTGTGTTTATGACAAACAGCCCAGCAAACAGCAAAGCGGCAGATGAGTTTATTCTTGCTGTTGCAAGTAATATTCCAGGATTACAAGGTAAAAGCGTAAAGCAAATATTGATGAGTAAAGAGTTTGCAGAACCTAACAGCGAAATACAAAAAGTGTTTACTAACCTTCTACAAAAGAATGGGATTGTATCACAAGAAACAAAAGAACTTATATTTCAAGTGCGAGATGGTTTGATAACTGGGCCTCCAGCACAAATGTTTCTTGATTATATAGTCAAAGGAACAACTCTTATTGCTGAAAAAACAAACGAGGGAGCAATAAGATATAGACCATACAATGTATTTAGAGTCGATAAAGAACTTCATGGAGCTGTATTAGATATCCAAGAAGCCTATAAGATAAGTCAGATTACTGGTGGCACTATGAATATTGCTAGAGTATTACAGAATCAAAGAGAGTATGTTAACAGTCAGTCATATAAAGATAAATTAAAAGAAGTAGTAAACAGCTCTACTTTTACTAAGGATGTTGATTCTTATGCAGATGCAGTAAAGAAAATACGAGATGAAATTGCATCAGAAGATGTTGTTATTGCCGCTGGAGGTAACGGCAGTATGTTTCACGAATTGCTTATGAAAGCTGTTCCTCACTACATTTTTCAAAATAAAAATGCCGATATAAACATCAAAGATATAACAAGGTATGCAGTTTCAACTATGGATACTTTTTTCGGTCCAACAGAGGATTATGTTATTGACCCTGTTGCTGTTTCTATAGATGGACAGGTGCGTTCATCTATGGCTCTTAATAGAATATTTCCTAACGACGAAACAAAAGAATCTTGGTTAGAGTATGTGCAAGAAAAGTTAGAGACTTATGGTCAGTATGATATTCGAGGGGGAAACAGAGATGGTATTCAAGGAGCTGGTGGTCGTGGCGGTGATGCAATTTCAAGAAGTGTTATTGGAATCGTGTCAGCTATATCTCAGGTTGCTGGTGGCAGTCCTCAACTTGATACAACTGGTGCAAAAAAAGCATGGTTAGTTCCTCAACAATTTACATCGACTGATGAATATTCTGAGATTAAAAAGCATAATGTAACTTTCTTTCTAACTGAAGGTATATCTAGTGAGCTTAGTTTTATAGCAAGCGATAAAGAATTAGCTACAGTATCTTTTGAAGAGTTTAGGCATTGGCAAGATACTGGTGAGTTTCTCAAGAAAGAAGATAAATGAGACAACTAGAAGGAAGAATATACGCTCATGAACCTGAGTATCAATTTAATACACAAAGAGTTGACCCAGTTCTTTCTTCTCCAACTTGGACAGAAACTCTACACGCACAAATAGGATACAACTATCAATCATTTCTTAATGCAGCATACATTGAATCAAGATATGGAGATGTTGCTTATGATGATTCTCTGAATGTCATGGAAGAGATTAAAGGAAGTCAATATGAGCAATACTATAATTCTTTTAAAGATGCCAAAAATATAAATCATCTAAATGATTTGAAGTCACAAGTAGATGCTATGAAAAGGCGAAGACAAATACTTGCTAACTCAAGTTTGTTTGCTCAGTTTACAACTGGTATCTTTGACCCACTTAACTTAATTGCTTTGCCGTTTGGAGGTCCAGCGTTTGGTGTAGCTAAATCTGCTTTAAGAGTTGGTCTTGGTGTTACTGCACTTCAAGCTCCACTCGAGGTTGGTCGCCAGCTATTTGACCCAACAGCAACCTATGGTGAGTCAGCTTTGAATCTTGGTGCTGGTTTTTTTGTAGGTGGTACTCTTGGTGGTCTTACTGCTGTAGCTGGTAATGTACGCGTTAATGCAATGTTTAAAACACAACAAGAAATATCTGAGATGGCAAGAGTAACCAACTCTGTTGATGCTGAACAAATGGCATTGGTTGGTCAACGTAAGCAAAGGCAAACTACACCTGAGTTTTTTAATTTAAGAATGGATGAGTTGTCTGATGCTGATGTTGATAAGTTAACAAATCCAAATGGTGCTGTAGATTTTCTACAAAATCGAGTTAATTCTGAAGGCAAAAAGATGTACTCAGATAGTCAATTAAGAGGCAATCTTACACAAGATAATATTAAAGCTATGAATAAATACTTTGAAGGTGAGAAACAATTAAGAACTCTTGAGAATAAAAATGGAGATATGAAAGATAATTTCAATCTTATGGAAAATCTTTTTACAAAAAGTTGGTTATATAAAGGTGTTACTAATCCATATAAGCGTGTTCTCCAGTCAAAAGAATATTCACAAGATGCAAAACTAGCAATGATACGATTGATTGGTGACCATGGAACTGCTCTCCAAGCACAGCAGAACGGAGCAAAAGCTCCTGATAGTGTTTATATAAATGCATCAGCTTATGAAGGCGAATGGGTAAGACGTTATGATGAACTGTTAGATATCTATGGGCAGATAACTGGTAAGGGTAAACCAGTTGAGGCTAAGTTTGATTATCTATTTAGACGTAAAGGTTTCGAAACATGGCTTGAAGAAACTTGGAAGAAAAGTTTAAAAGACCCAAAGGGTTTAGCTATGACAGAGCTTGAGCAAAAAGCTGTAAGAAGTTGGAACGAGTTTTTCCAAACATGGGAGGATAGGCTTAAAAAGACTGGACATCTTGCTACAAAAGAAAATCTTATAGCTAGAAACCAAACGGCGGCAGATAGAATTTTTAAAATAAATCAACGATTAGAAAAAGCTGGTAGCAACAAAGACCTAATAGAAGAACTTAATTTTCAAAAAGATAAGTTATCGAAAGAAATACAAAAGAATGAGAGTGCTCTTGAAGTTACTCCAAGTGAGGCAACGTATAAATCACAAGCTGGTGAAGACAGTTTTTTCCCTAGATTCTGGAATAAAAATAGAATTAAAGAACAACGTCAGTCTTTTAAGCAGATACTTATGAATGAGTTTCGTAAGAACCCAGAGCAAATTTCCTATGTTAAACGTTATGCTAAAGACGGAAAGAAAGTAAGTCGTGAAGAATTAACTGGTACAGAAGCAAAAACTTTTATGAATAAGGAATATGTTAAACTTGCTGTTAATGAATCCGACATAGAGAAGAGGGCTGATGAAGCTATTGAAGCTATACTTGGTGAAGGCGACCCATTTCAAACAATGTCCTATGGGTTTGGTAAGTCAAAGCATTTTAAACATAGAAACATTGATGTGCCAAATGAGATTGTGCAAGATTTTATTATAACAAATCCTGTGCAAGTAATGATGGCATACACAAACAGGACTGCATCACAGTATGAGTTTTATAAAGCGTTTGATTTTGAAGACCCAGAGATAGCTATAAGTGATATTATTTCAAAAGAGCTTGCTCGAGGAGTAAGCAAGAAATCAGCTAATAAACTTCGTAGAGATTTTTTACACAGCTATGATAGAGTTGCTGGCGTAGTTTTACAGAACCCAGAAGCTCTGAATCTAAGAATTGCAACTGTAATGAAAGACCTTGCTACTCTGAATTATCTTGGTAGTGCTGGGTTTTCTACTCTTCCTGATGCCGCCGTTGTAATGATGACAAATGATTTAAAGCCATTGTTTAGTCAAGTTATTCGTGTTCTTGATAATGAAAAGGTAAGAATGAACGCTATGGAAGCTCGTCTTGCTGGAGAAATGCTGGAGATATTAAAGGGTGATGTACACTTGCGTCTTATGGAAGACATGCTCAATAATCCTTTTCAAAGTACATGGACTTCAAAAGCTAAGAATACTTTTTTCCAGCTTAACTTGCTGGGTCCAATGACGCGTACATTTAAAATGTTTTCTTCTATGGCAAATAGCCACACTATTATTGACTACTCTATTAAAATGGCTAATGGTACTGCTGGCGATAAAGAAATAAAGTGGTTGTTAAAAAATGGAATCAACAAAAAAGATGCAACAAAAATTAACAACATGCGTAAAAAAGAATTCATCGAAGACTCTGATGGTTTTTATCTTGCTAATTCAGAAGCATGGGATGACCCAGAAGCTACGCAAATATTTAGAAGAACACTAAATGCAACTGTAAAAAATACAGTTCTTATGGGTTCACCAGCAGACAAGCCAATCGCTGTTGATGGAGTCTTTTATGTTCCTATGGCTATTGGTAGGTTGATGAGACTTACTGAAGACAAGAGGATAAGAGGCTATGCTCGAGTTGAAAATGCAATGCTTGGTTTACCCTTTCAGTTTTATTCTTATTCTTTCGCCGCTCTAAACAAGATAACAACGCTGTACGCTCAAGACCAAGTAACAAATAGATTGACCGGTATTGTTGCGGCAATGGGATTAGCGTATATGGGTATGCAACTTAAGTATCGAAGCAATCCTTTTGTTCTCGAACAGATGACTCTTGAAGATAAAATGGCTAGAGCATTTGATATGTCTGGTCTTGCCGCCTTATACTCTGATACTTTTTATACTGCGATGCATACGTCAATGGCTCTTGGTGGACCTGACATTGGTATGGGTATGATTAGTCCTAAGTTTCCGCAAAAGGAAAGCACACTCGATGCTGTTGCTGGTCTTGGTGGGAGTGGAGTTAGCATTACTTCTGACTTAGTAACATCGATGGGAACATTTCTCTCTGGTAACTACGGAGAGGGTGCAAAAGAATTTATTAGCAATTTACCTGGAGCTAGGTTATGGTTTCTTAGAGACTTTGTAAACGACATGAGCCGAGGTATTGCTGGAAGATTGGGGTAAAACATGACAATATCAGTTTCAAATAATACACCGAGAGTATCGTATGCTGTATCTGAGGGTGCAACGCAGACATCGTTTACAGTTAACTTTGAGTTCTTTGCAGATGCAGACCTAAGAGTTTTTGTAGATAATACACTCAAAACAATAACCACTCACTACACCGTATCAGGGGGTAATGGCTCAACTGGGACAGTAACAATGAGTGTGACTGGAGCAAGTGGTGGTTCGACAGTTATCATTGTAAGAGCAATAGCACTCGAGAGAACTACTGACTTTCCTACTTCTGGTGCTTTTAATATTTCTTCTCTGAATACAGAACTGGATAGAATCATAGCAATTCACGCTGATGTGGATGATACTGCCGATAGAGGATTAAGATTACAGGAATCTGATGATGCTGTTACAACAACATTGCCTCTTAAAGATACACGAAAAGGTACAGTTCTTGCGTTCAATGCTACAACTGGTGTGCCAGAAGCTGGACCAACTATTACTGCTGTTCAGAGTGTAGCTAATGTAGCAACATCTATAAACCTATTAGGAACTTCAGCAGTAGTAGAAGACATGGGATTGCTTGCAACAACAGCAGTTATAGAAGATATGGGATTGCTAGGTACAAGCTCTAACATAAGCGCAATGGCTTTACTTGGAACAAGTACAGTTATAGCTGACATGGCTTTGCTTGGCACGTCTGCTATTGTAGAAGACATGGGTTTTCTTGGAACATCTGCAAACGTAACAGCAATGGGTAATTTAGGAACCTCTACTGTTGTAGGTCACATGGCGGCACTCAACGCATCAGGTGTTATATCAAACATATCAACTGTGGCTACTGATATTTCTAACGTAAATACGGTAGCATCTAATGTATCAGGGATAAATGACTTTGCGGCTCGATACAGAGTAGCGTCTTCTGAGCCTAGCTCATCTCTTGATGTTGGTGACTTGGTGTTTGATACGACAGCTAATCAGCTAAAGGTATATAAGTCTGGTGGTTGGGAAGCGGCAAGTGCATTTGGTAATTTATCATCAGATAGCTCTCCAGAACTAGGTGGTAACCTAGATGTGGTTACGCATAGTATTGTATCGGCAAGTAATAGAAATATCTC